CTCGGAGATGTGTATAAGAGACAGGTCTATTCCGTTTGTAAGAGATGAGATTCTGTAACTAACAAAACGGGGAGATTTGGCGATGGTTCCGGTAACTATAGATGAATTACAAGCACATTATCGTGGTGATGTTTGGAAAGGGCTTTTAGGTTTTGGCCCGATTACTATCAATGGTGTACCACCAGCCACCACCCTCGTTTCCTGTCGTATGCAGTTTAGGGATAGAGAGAAGCTTCTTGGCTATGAATTAAACACAAGTCCCGCAGCAGGGGAAGGGACGTTAGTGATTGATAATTCCACTACATGGGTGATTTCTATTCCAAAACAACTACTTCCATTGGAAGTTGGTAAATGGTATTGGGATATCGAAACCATTGACTCAGAAGGTTTTCCTTGGACACCTTTCCGTGGCTCTATTAAAGTACAAGAGGATGTGAGTCATGACTGATACCATCAATGTTCCAGTCACACTTGAAGCAGTGAGCATCCAAGCTGATATAACCATTGAAGGACAAAGGGGTATTCAGGGTGTTGCTGGGCCTAGTGCATACGAAGTAGCCGTAGCTAATGGTTTTGTTGGAACTGAAGAAGAATGGTTACTTTCTCTAGCGGCTGGTACTATAGATTTATCAGATTACTTAACGACAACACATATAACAAACCACCCTGTACCGACGACAAGAGATGCGAGGAATCAGGTCGCAGGGACATACGCTACAGGAACAGGTACAGCATCAGGGACTAACACAGGAGATCAGGATTTAAGCGGAAAATTAAATCACACAGCAGGGACGCTTACTGATTACAAAGAAACGACCAATTACGCAACAACGACAGGAAACGTCACGATTGATCTGGCAGATGGAAACGTGCAGAGGTTCATCCTTGATGCGGCACGACAGTTTACAATGCCAGCAGACCCCGGCGCATTGACTGAATCCTTCGTGCTGATTATCGAGTGCGCTACCTTTACCCCAACTTGGGCAGCTAGTCCTGTAATCGAATGGCTGACCAGTGACGGTGCTGCTCCTACTTTGGTGACTACTGTAAACCTCGTCAACGTGCTGACCTTTATCTGGGATGACGTTGACACTCGCTGGCTTGGCTTCTTGTCAGGTAAGGAGACTGCGTAATGTTAGGCGCGGTGCAAGCGGGATTATTAGGGGCTGGTGGAGCGTTTAACCCTTTATCATTAAGCCCTCTTCTCTGGTGTGATTTCAGCGATGCATCTTTATTATTTACTGATGCTGGTAGTACAAATGTTTCTGCTGATGCTGATGCAATTTATCAGGCAAACGATAAGTCCGGCAACGGTTTTAATCTAGTACAAAGCACACTAACAAAAAGACCTTTATATAAAACCAGTACTCAGAATGGGTTAAGCTCAGGTTTATTCGCAAGTGTGTTAAAAAGTATGCTTATTGATGGAATATCTAATGCTGCAAGTGATTATACTTTTATCTTTGCGATGAGCCCAGATACGTTACCAACAGCGCAGTATGACAGTTATTTCTTTGACACACAAAGTGGGCGGCTTATTCTTACACATAATTTCGACACGCCTACCGAAATACCAAAGACACAGATGTACGATGGAACATGGCGCGACTTTAGTATCACGCCAACATATGATGCCCAAGTAATGTCTTTTGTTTTATCTTCTACCGCGCATGTATACCGAAATGGAAGTGCTTCTTTGGGAAATGCCCCTTATACACAGAAGGCTATAGGAGGGACTACGGCGCTGATGAGTAGGTATAGCACAGACATTGGCATGTGGAATGGTTCTCTCTATGAAGTACTTATATACAATTCGGCTTTATCAGCTACAGATAGGGGTTTAGTAGAGGAATGGCTTAACAATAAATGGAGTATCTATTGATGAACTACTACCACATAAACGACACACTGGCAATCATCAGCGGCCCACACAGGGTCATGTCAACCTACGTCAAGAAGCTCACTCGTTGCGGCAACCCTGAATTGCTTAACTTGCTCGACTACGATCTCGTGCCAGAAGTCAGAGCAGAACTGACCGAGACACAGAAGCATGGCGATAAGGTTGTCTATGCTGATCGTGTTGAGTTTCCGGCTATTGACAAAACTCAGGAAGAACTTGATGCGGAGCAGTTGGCAGCTAACAATCAAGCATTACAAGAAGAACTGCATCAGCTTGAACAAGTTAACCGTGTCACTCTGCGATTATTTATGACTTTAACGGATACGCTAATCAGCAAAGGAACGATTGCTGCAACTGACTTTAGCCCCGCAGAACGATCATTGTATCAGCAGGTTAAGACACTTAAAAGCCAAGTTTGGTAACTGAATAATGCCTTGACGTATCAGAGTAGTAATTTAGTTCATACTTGTAGGTTTACACGGCTCAGTCTATTAAGTATACTACCAGCATTAATGGATATAAAGGATATTGGTAACGATGGCAACGGATGATATCTGTTCAATGTTGTCCGTAAGGGATGAGATTCTGTAACTAACAAAAAGGAGAAAAGCTATGGCACCAACTACAGATTATGCAGCAGCAATTGACACAGGCGATATCATCATGTCTTATGGACTTGAAGCGGTCTGGGGCGTAAAACCCGCAGTGGCGTTTCAGGACATTCGGCTTGATTCGGAAGGTTTCAGTTCTTCCAAATCACGTACTCGCCCGAATGAAATCAACCCTGATGGTCAAGCGTCTGCTGCCATCACAACCAAGGAAGAGTCTACCGGCTCTTTGAACTTCTCTGTGTCGGCTGGAACGCACAAGGAACTGATTGCATCATCGCTGGGTGGTGAATTCACTGGTGAGATTACCGGATTTGCAGGGGTAGCAACCGTGGCTGCTACGGCAACTGGCTTTACCGATAGTGGTAGTGGTTTCACCGCTGCAAACAAGTTCAATGTCGGTCAGATGATCAAACTCAGCGGTTTCACCAATCCGTTGATTGATGGTGTTTATCGTATCGACACACTGGCTGATGGTGTTATTGCAACTACCCCTGTTCCACCCGCAACGGAAGTTGCAACCGCAGCCATTACCATCAAAGGCAACATGTGTCGTAATGGAATTATTTTCCAATCGACATACTTCCAGAAGCAATTGGCAACGGCTATGTTCCTGCAATATCCCGGTGCGTGGCCTACAGGTGGTTCTCTTGATGTTGGTGTTGGTGACTATCTGAAAGGCACTCTGTCCTTTATCAACAAGGATGAAATTAAGGCCATTGCTGATGGTTCCACTGGTGCCCATACAGCAGCACCCGCTGGTGATATCATTGACTCCATCAACGGTATTGGTGTTATCTACCGTAACGGTGTTGCCTTTGATGCCATCATTCAAAAGATCGGTGCCAAGTGGAATAAAGAAGGGGCACGTGGTCAGTATGGCATCGGTTCTGCATCGGCTCAAGGTCTGGGCAAAGGTAAACTGATGGTTGACGGTTCTCTGTCTTCCTACTTCAAAGACTTCTCCTTGTATGATGAATTTAAGGCTGAAACCTCCGGCCCGATTTGGTTTGAAGCACTTGATCCTGATGGTAGAGGTTACTGCCTCACTTTCTGTTCGGCCAGTATCATGAACCCGAAGATTGTTGCTGGTGGTGCATCACAAGACGTTATGGCAGACTTTGAGATTGAAGGTGAACCCGGTGATGCTACTCTTTACGGTGGCAAAACTTTCCAGATCGATTACTTCAGCTAAAGGGTGCCTCTGGTTCTGGCGGGGTGGCTTCCCTTCCCACTTGCGATAACGCTTAACCGCCATTTTTTTTCACAGAAGGGATTTCAACTACAGAAAGGGAAGGTGAATCATGAGTATTGACAAACTGTTTAAGATGGATACGGTCATGGAGAAAGAAGGAATCATCATTGACTACGGTGATTTCCGTGTGCGGATTGCAAGGGCTGGTGGTAGCAATCAGAAGTTCAGCAAAGTCTTTCAGGCAAAAATGAAGCCTTTGCGTAGGCAGATTGATACTGATACCCTTGACGAGAAAGTGGCAGCACGTGTCATGGCTGAAGCTTATGCTGAAGCTGTTATCCTCGACATGGATATTCTTCAGAAAGATGGAACATACAAGTCGGGCATTAAGGTAACTGATGATGGCAAACCTCTTCCTGTTACCAAAGAAAATGTGGTAAAGGTTCTCGTTGATTATCCTGAGTTCTTCCGTGATCTTCAGAATCAAGCCAATCAAGTTGGACTGTACCGTACAGCCGCGCTTGAAGAAGATGTAAAAAACTAACAGCTTGCCTCAAGTGGAACAACACTTGGGGCAAGCACCTTTCACACCTTTTGGATATCGAAGCAAAGACAGGCGAAACCCCAAAAGCTCTTAAAGACAGGCCAAGCCCAACACAATTTTCAATTGATTACTGGAAAGCGTTTCAAGAGTTATCAAGTTCAAGGCATTGGACACAGGGTGGGCCTACAGAAATACCATATCTTGCAAAGTTGGCATGGCTTGATGAAAGTGAGATTTTTGATAAAGATGAAAGAGCCGACTATTTACACGTAATACAGGCTTTGGATAGTGAATTCATTAAGTCAATCAATTTGAAATAAGCGGAGACATAGATGTTATGGACACTAGCATAAGAATTGGAATTGATGGTTCTCCTGCACAAGCTGGTGAACGTATTGTAAGACGTTCACTTGATAACATTTATAACTCTGCTGTTAGAACAACAACCTCAGTTGATAAGCTGGAAGCCAACATAAGAAGCATCGGCCCCGGTTCTACTGGTGGAACGAGGGTGGTAAAGCGTGAGTTTGATAACATTGCTATGGGTGTTGATAGAGCACACACTGCCACTCAGAACTTTAAAAGACATGTTTTAAGTTTGGGAGCCGCTGCGATTGGTATTTATGGAGTCGCAACGGCTTTCCAAAAAGTTCGTGAATATGCAAGAGATACAATCCAATACTTAGCTACCATCGAAACTGCCACTCTTGGCATTGCCGCTTCCTTTCTGGTTAGCGGTAAATACATTGATAAAACAACAGGTGATGTGCTTAAAGGAGAATCAGCCCTTAGAACGTCTATGGCTTCTACCAAAGAAGTTATAAATGAACTGCGTGTTGCCAACTATCAAACAGCAGCAACCCTTGATGAATTGATCTTTGCTTATGAAGTAACCTTGCCTGTCGCTATGTCAAAGGGGTTTGATAAGAAACAAGTCATGGACTTCACCCTTTCAATGGTGCAAGCCGCTGGCTCAATTGGCCTTGCCTATGACCAGATAGCAGAAGAAACACGTTCTTTGCTTACTGGTAACGTTACAAGAAACTCCCGTATTGCACAGATACTTGGACTTAACAATAATCAGGAATTCCTTGCCAGTGTGAAGAAAGGTGGGAAAGACCTGTTTGATTATCTTGATAATAGATTGATAGGTTTTAAATTAGCCGGTCTTGAAGTTATGAACACGTGGGAAGGTATGTGGTCTAACTTCAAGGATATTGCACGACAAGCATCAGGTTTTGGATTTGAAGGTATATTCAATGCTGTCAAGGACGAAGTTCAAGACTTGATGAAAAACCTTATGCAGATTGATAAATTCACTAAGAAGATCACATGGAATCCAACCTTTGTTCAAGGGATGCAGGATTTAAGTGATACTATGGTTAGTGGTTTTGGGAATATGGTTAAAACCATTGAAATCATAATCGAATGGAAAGATGCTATACTTAATTTAATTGAAATATATGTGAAGTTTAAACTAGCTCAAGCGGGTGCATCACTCGCTATGAACTTATATAATAATTATATATTAAAAGCTACTTCAGCGATTGCTACAAAAAACACAGTGCTTGTAGAAGAAGCTGCCCTTAAAAGGCAAAATATAGCGGCAACGCAAGCTGAATTGACAGCATCAAGACAGAAGCTCATAGCTGATTCTGAAGAACTGGCTATAATGCAATTAAAGAAAAAAGATGCACTTGAAGAGATAACGATTAATCAAAACAGACTTCAGGTTAAAAAGTCAGTAATGATGGCAACTATTGAATCTATTCAAGTTGAAAAAAGTCAATTGCTTTTAAGAAGTCAGAAACTTCAAATGGATGTTGAAGCTCTTGCTGTTTCAAAAGCAAAGATTGCTTCTGAACGTGCAGAGCTTGCCCAGACAATCCCAGCAATGAGGGCTAAACTTAGTTTGATTGCTTCTGAGAATGCTGCTATTAGAGCATCATGGCAGGGTCATAAGATGCTGGCTGGTGGTCGTATCAGGCTCAGTCAGTTAGCTCAACAAGAAGCAACAATCACCAATGAGTTGAATGCTGCTATAGCAAGAGAGAATATTTTAAAAGGACAGAATGTTAAAATCAATCAACAAGTATTTGCCACTAAAAGGCAGATAGGTGTAGCCAATGCTGCAAATCATAAACTTTCTATGGCATTGTCTTCCGTAGAACGTCAATTGATGACAGTTGAAACAGAATTGCTTTTGATTGAAAGAGCAAGGGCTACTCATACAGCATCAACCCGTCCTATCTATGTAAGTCAGGCTGCTATTTTAGCGGCACACACAGCAGCTTTAGAAATGAACACAGCAGCCACTATTAGAAACACCGTAGTTGGAAAGGCGAGGGTAGCTTTCATGGCTGCTAGTAGGGGCGTGTTAGCCTTCTTTGGGGGCTGGATAGGGCTTATTACAACAGCTTTACTTCTTGGTGCCTTTGCATGGAGTAAGTGGGGTAACTCTGGGGAGGAAGCAATAAATAAAATCAAAAAACATGCACAGTCTATGAAGGACGTGGCTGATCAAATAAATAGTCAAGTTGATATCATGGAAGCAAAGACACGTATCGAACAAGCTAAGGCGATGGGTGCTGATGCCGCATATGAAGACCAGTTGAAAGTTACTCTCGGTGCTATGAACTATCTTAAACTGCAAGAGTCACGTGAAAACGAAAAAACGTTACGGGCACAGATACTTGAACTTAAAAAGGAAGGGGATGCTGCTTATGCAGTTCTAGATTTTCATAAACTTCATGAATCAGAAAAAAAAGAGTTTGAGTTATCAGCTACCCTTAGAGAGCAACTTGCTGAACGTGAGGCCATGATAAAGGCCCACTTTCGGGAAAAAGAAGCAATGGAAAATACCGAATATGAAGCTAATAGCCGTCCTGCCAATCAAGATGAGATTGATCGTGTTATGCGTGAAGATAAGAAATACGCTAATGCAATGGCTCAATATAGACAAGGACAAGAGCAATTAAAGATCGCAGGTTATAAAGAAACCACTAAAACCATTCTTGCTATCGAAGAGGAAAGATACAAGACAGGAAAAATAGGTGCTGAAGATTACTACAATACTGTAAAGAAGTTTAAAAAAGCTGAAATCAATTTAGAACTGGATGCTGTTAATGCTGCTATCGAAGAAGCTAAGAAAGCTCCGATTATACAATTGCAAAATGATTCACTAAGCACAGAACCTTTAAGCAATGAGGCACGTGTTCAGTATCTTAATAACCTTACAGAAGTAAATCAGTTAACACAAAAACAAATCGAGTTAACCAATGAATTAGGAAAGGTTGAAGCTGAAGTTAATGCTGATATGGCTGTTGATATTGCAAAGAAAACTAAGTCACAAGAAGATGGAGTGATTAAATATGAAAGGTCTGTTCGTGATTTAGAAAAAGCTGAACAAGAAAAGACGATTGCTGGGCATCAACAGCTTATGAAAACAGAGCTTCTTTTAACGCAACGCAATTTTGAAGAAAAATTGATTGCTGCTAAAGACTATTATACAAAAATTAAAGAACTTAAACAAGCTGACTTAAAATCACAAATGGATGTTGTTAAAAGCACTTTAGAAAATACTAAAAACTCATCAATTATGAAAAGTACAAATACAGACTTAAAAACACTTACTGCTCAAAAGGAAGCACTTGCCTACATAAGGGAACTTGAAACAAGACTTATTGAATTAAACGCAGAGTATGGAAGGGGTGGTGTGGAAGCTAACATCAATATTTCTAAAAGCATTGATGAGCTTATTGACAAATATCAAGATTTTCAAACGCAGATAGCCCAGTTAACGAATGATCCTATTGGTGTTCAGCAACTGGAAGAACAATCAAGACAACATCAATTAGCTCTTACTGAATGGAATACTGAATTAGATGCTGCTTGGAAAGAGGGTAATCTCATAAGAATAATGAGGGCACAAGAAGCCATTGCCATTATTAAAAGCGTTGATGATTACAATAAATCGATAGCTAAAGCAGAAAATGATCTTGCTAATAGCCAAGTTGATAATGCCTTACTTGAAGGTTATGCCAAAGAAAAGCAAGCAATCAAGGATAGATATGAGTTTGAAAATAAACAAATAAGAGCAACACTTGCATTGAAAGGCATTAGTGCTGATGTTGCTGCAAGAGAACAAAAAAAGCTTAATAACAATTTGATTCTTCAGAAAAGGGAAGAGACAAATTTACTGCTTACAGAAACTGCTAAGTACACACAAGCTGCTGGTGAAATGTTTGGCACTCTTGCAGAAGCCCAAGACCAATCAAGCAGGGAAGGTTTTGAAGCTGCAAAGAATTACAACATGGCAGCGGTAGTGATGAACACTGCAACAGCTATCATGGGGCAGTTGACGATACCCGGCCCAGTTGGATGGATTGGTGCTGCTGCGGCATTTGCTGCTGGTATGGTTCAATTGGGTAACATCCAATCAACTGAGTTTGGGGGTGGCACAATCAGTAGCCCCGGAAACTTTAGTGGGGGTGCTGATGCTGAGGGTGGTGGTGGCATAGGTACTGTATTCGGTGATAAAACAGCCAAGACAGAATCACTATATAATATTACTGATTTGTTTGAAACAATCCATTCCAAGGAATACGCAGAGCTTCAGAAAATGACCGATCTGCTTGAGGAATTGAACCGTAATATCACAGGTGTTGTTTCCCGGTTGGTAAGGGCTTATGGAGCTTTTGATGGAGATGACTTGGGTATTGGTGGGCTAGGTACCAAGAATGCCCTTGATACGAATGGGTCTAGTGTAGGAATGATGATGGCTGTAAAAGGTGCAGCAACCATAGCAGGAGCCGCTGCGTATACCATGTATACTGGAGCGGTAAGCTTTGGTGCAGCATTTGCTGCCGGGATGGGAGCCATAACTGGAGGTATTGGTATAGCTGTTTTGGCACTTGATAAATTAGGGAAAGCGATAGGTGGTACACTGGGGTCCATTTTGTCTCTGCCGGGAAATATTATATCTGGAGTTGTAAATTTCTTTGCCAACGGGCTTCTCGGTAAGACCACTAAAAAGCTTGTCGGGTCAGGTTTGGCTTTTGATGAAACCAATCTTGGTGATGTTCTTTCTGGTGGTGATGTTGGTGTTAGGCAATATGCAGACATAAAAACTACAAAAAAGTCGTGGCTTAAATCTTCCTCAAAAACCAGAACCAGTTACAGTGAAATTGATGAAATGACTCAGGATATGTTCAATGATATCTTTATGGGTATTGGAGAAGCGTTGGTTGCCTCAACCGGGGTGCTTGCTCAGGATGCAAATGAAGCTCAGGGTTATCTTGACAAAATAATGGAGTATACGTTCACGATAGGTAAGGTAAGTTTGAAAGGTTTGTCCGGCGATGAGATTGCAGAGAAGCTTCAAGAGGCGTTATCATATGCTGGTGATAGGGCTGCTGAAGCTGTGTTTGAAGATATTTTGGTAGCTTACCAAAGAGTGAATGAAGGTGCTTTGGAAGCAATCACACGTATCATGGTCGAGAAGGTTATTACCTTAGACATTTTGGGCAAAACAGGTAATGAAGTCAGTGGTGATATGATAGAACTGACTCAATCCTTAGTAGAGCTTGGCGGCGGTCTTGAACCTGTCTCTTATACACATCTGACGCTGCCGAC